TTCTATAATAGAAATATACTTATGTGCCTGTGTTCTGTTAAAACCTACCTCTGTTTCGCAGTAGTCCTCAAAGTTCTGATATCCAAGCTCCTTATACAGCTTGTTGTCACGCATTGTTTTAAGTCCGTTGCACATATCCCATATGTTCTGCTGTGCAAGGTTTGCGCTGACAATTATCTTCTGATGCAGTTCAATTGCCTGTTTATGCTGTTCGCTTACTGTTATTTCTGACATTTTTTTCAACCTTCCTTCTTGATTTTTTAATCAATAAAGGATATAATCAAAGTGGTTATATTGTTTATATCCTTGCTATCCGTTGAGGCTTTGCAGAGCTTCAGCGGATTTTTCTTTTTCAGTTGACATTTGAAACACCCATACATTCAAAACCGAAGGATTCGGATTCAGGCGTTTCAAGGGCTTTGAGCTTATTGCGAAGTGTACGGTTTTCGTTACGATAACCGCTTGACGCTGTTTTTTCGAGTGCAAGGTCCGTTCTTGCGTTTCTCAGTTCAATGCTGAGATGTCTGTTCTCTGCTCTGAGGCTTTCAACATCTTTGAGTAGTTTTCTGCGTGTTGGGTAGTTTCTTAAATGACACATTTGTTACACTCCTTTCAACGGGTTTGAACCGAGAATATAATTGAGAAACGGTATTCTCGGAATACGGATAGATGTGCCGACTACAATTACATTGAATCCCAATTTTTGGGGTTCGTCCTTTGCCTGTTCACGCAATTTTTGCGGAGCAACTCCAATAGCCTTTGCGACATCTTCTGCGAGCAGATAGAAATCACTGCTATCCATAATTTCTTTGATTTTTTTGTTCATCTGAACTGTGTCCATATGTACACCTCCCTACTTTATTTCAATTCTTGGGAGTGCAAAATTAATGCACTCAGCTATGATGTACGGCACAGTACGCCCTGTGCCCTGATGCAGTGTCAATAACTTGTTCATCGTATCATCATTGAGAGTAATCGTAACATGATGATCTTGTTTGAGAATAATGAGCTTGTCCACATCAGTCACCCACAATCTTTAACAAGGTCAGGCTGTCCTCAATCAAAGTACGAACAACGCTTGACATTTTCTTGCCGGTTCTGTTGCAAATCTCGGTAAGAACCTTAACGGTTTCATCTGATACGCAGGTTGAAACCACATTAGAACCTGCGGTTGATTTGTCTGCAAAAATTACTATCTGACCTTTATCGTTTAACATATAAAATCCTCCTAAAAATAAATATTACTCATCATCTGATTTTGGGAAATGATAATGATAGATTGTGTTGCCGTTAATATCAGTTTCAATTGTGCAGTCACCTCTGTAATCGCTTTTCAGCAGATTCATAAATTCTGCGATTTCATCGGGTGTGCCTGTTATCTGCATTGTTATCACCTGCTTTCTATTTTACCTATCTTGATTTCTACACCCAAAGCCGTTAAGAGCCTGTCGGCATTTTCAAGAGAAATACTCTTCTTTCCTTTCTCCCAATACTGAATAGCTCTTTTAGTAAAGCCCGATTTCTTAGCAAGCTCACTTTGCGAAAAACCTTTCTGTTTTCTGCTTTTGAGCAATATTTCAGCAAATTCATTAATGCGCATTGATTTCACCAACTTTCTATGATATACTATATGTAGTGATGAACTACAATTCATTACACTATATAATGAAAGGGGTCTTTGCTTATCAAAAAGACAATTTATAACTGCGAATCATTGAACGATAACCTTAGTAAGAAAAATCTTGAAATCGAATATCCGTCAGTCTGTCCTATGTGTCACAAATCTGGCAACCCCTCGTATTTAAGCTCCTACTATATTGACGATGAACATACTTCCCCAAATCTTTTTGTTCATTTCTTCTGTCACAATTGTGAAAAGACCTTTTTAGGTAATTATCATATACGTCGTTATTACGATATAACTGACCTAAGAGGATTTGAACCGGTTTATGATGTTGAAGAACGAGAGTTTTCTAAACACATAAAAGACTTATCCCCTGATTTTTGTAACATTTACAATCAAGCTTATGCTTCCGAACAGTACGAATTAAAAGATATTTCAGGTATGGCTTACAGAAAAGCCTTAGAGTTCTTAGTAAAGGATTACGCAATAATGTTACAGCCGAACGATAAAGATAATATCGTTAAAGCACCGTTATCAAGATGTATCAATGATTACATTGATAACAACAGAATCAAAAAATTAGCAGTAGCCTCTGCTTGGCTTGGTAATGATGAAACACATTACGAACGAAAATTCAAAGATTATAATATTGATAACTTAGTCGAATTTATAAACGCTATTGTTTCTTTCATAGATTCTGATATATCCGCTGTCAATGCAGAAAGAATGATAGAAGGTAACTAATTATCTTTATCGATTGTAAACTTAAAATGCCAATTGAAAAATTCGAGCTGATTGATTGTTTTCTGCAATTCATCAGCTTGTTTTTTTGCCTTATTTATAAGACTTTCAAATTCCTTAAAATTTGTAACCAATATATTGAGAGTGCCGTCACTTGATGAATAGTCACCAAACATTTTTTCTGTCATTTTTATCACCTCCTTAATTTTCGTTGGTAATTTTGTCTGAAACGATTTCGACTGATTCAACATCAGCTACGCTTGATTCAGTCTATAAGATTTTTGATTCTTTACCTATAGTAGTAGATTTCAAAAATCAAATAGAAGCCGCAAACAAATCAAATAACAGTAATCAAAAATTTGATTTACAGAAAGGAGTTTCAAAACTTACTCCTGTTGGAAAAGCGTTCATTGATGTTTGTCTTCGTCCTTTGCCCACTTAATCAGATCCATAATTTGAGCGTCGTGCTTATCAAGGTAGCTGTCTATTGTTTTATACAAATGGGCGGCTACTATTTTTATTGCTAATACTGCTGAAACAAAAGCTGTGCAAAGCATTAGCAGTCCTAAAATTATTATTACTTCCGTCTTTCTTCACCTCTTTTCAGCGTGGTAGTTTCCTTGTTTATAAGGTTTTCAAGTTCTGCGATACGCTTTGTAAGAGCACCGAGGTTTCGATAAACTTCAAGCATATCCGCCGTGTAATTAGGCACTTTTTCCTCAACGATTTTCATTCGTTTGTTAAGGTTGTCAAGTGCACCGTACACATTAAAAATTTCATCTGTATGTGTGTTAGCCATATAAATCACCTCCTTGTAGCAATACCCGTCATCGTGTCAACACTATCAAGCATACTAATAACGCTGATAACACTGATGATATCAGGGATACTGCAATAGATGTAAAAATCGGGTGTTTCATTAACCATTCAAGGATAAACACCTTATCTCACCCCCCTTTTAGTGTAATAGTTGCATTTTGTAACATTTTTGAAATAGTCACAAAATTATTTGACAAAACATAAATATTCTTGTATTATCGTTAAAGAAAGTAATATATTTACAGAAAGGAACATATTTATGGATAAACTTTACTTTAGCAATAATGCCGATGAAAATGCTGAAATTGATTTTCAGCAAATGCAATTAAACATTTCCCGTAATTTTGCCCAATTAGCTGAAAAATTGAAACCTATGTATGCTGAATTAGCAAAGGAAATGAGTAAAAATATCGGACACGCACTTACCGAATCGTTAGCAAAACCGCTTGAATCAATGAAGAACGCTTACACATTTTCTCCCGAAGTTGTTAAAACATTTCAAGAGCGTATAAAAGGTTACTGCAAAGAATTTCCAATTCCGCAAAGTGATAAAGAAATATCTGTTCATTTAGATGATAAACAGCTGGAAGTTTTGGAAGCTGTTTATATCCCCGTCAACGATTATTCTAATTCTGAAAAATCTGATAAGAATATTAAAATAATGTCAGTTCAAGCAATATTTATATTGATTTCACTTATAACGACAATAATAACGCTTGTAACGACCACTATTGAAAACAACACAGCACTTGTCAATAATGATACCGCTCGTATCGAATACAAAACGGCTGAACTTAACAACGATACAGCTCACACACAGTATGAATTAGCACTTCTTAACGATTCACAAGATGATAAAATCGATACCCTACTTAAAACAGCCAATGAGCTTATAGAGAAGTATAATAAATCTACCTCAGATGAAATTACTTCTTCAAATTAAGACCTGAAATTATAGAACAAAGAAGTTTTGTCAAGTTCTGAACTTCAGCCTGAAGAACTTTGAGTTCTTTATTTTGCCATATAAAAGCAAGACCTACCAAAATACAGCCAATTGCTCTTGCGACTACTTCAATTAAATATCCGATATCTGCAGCTCCCATCTTCTCACCTCCTCGGTTAAACTGTAAAGCTGAATAGAAACACACTCTATTCAGTTTTTTGTTGGTTTGTTAGTTTAAAAAGATATGCACTATCCGCTTTTCATCTGTAATGTCAAGAACCTTGCAAATCAGGGCGGCTTCATCAATGGTAAATTTTGTTTTACCTGAAATTTTTGCAGACAGCGTATTTACCGACACACCCAGCTTTTCTGCAAGTTTCCCTTGTGTATAACCTGCCTCGGCTATTGCTCCTTTTAAACTGTTTGCGTTAAGCAATGTTATCACCTCTTTTCATAATTTTCATATGGTCTTGCACTTTCCTAATAATGTGATATAATTTCAGCATAAATTAAGGAAAGGAGGGTTAATCTATGATTACAGGCAATCACGAAAAAATTGCTTTTGATGTAACTAAGGAAATCGTTATTGCAAGATTGTCAAATTGTCAGCACGCTGTTGATAAAGAGCATGGTGAAAAAGTTGCTGATTATTTTGAAACAATCTACAATAGAATTCTTGAAATCGTTAATTCAGAAGAAAACTAATCCTTAATTAGCACACAGCTCTTGCTGACACCAACTCGGCAAGGGCTGTTGTTAATTTAGCGATAGTATCGCCGTCAACACCGTCATCTTTTTCAACATACTTTGTTATATGGTCACATAACAAACGAATTAAAGCGTCAATTTGTTTTGACATTATCTTTCACCCCCTTAGTTTTGGTTGGGTTGTAAGATTTTTATTAAGTTCACGAACCGTGTACTTAATTTGTAAAAAAAAGTTCCTCAATTGTAGTATTGAGAAATCTCGCTATTCTCAACTTAACCTCATCACGAGGAATTCTCTGACCTGTTTCATACATTGATAATGCGGATAAGCTGATTTTTACTGCATTTGCAAAATCTTCTCTTGAGATATTCTTGCTTTCTCTCAAGGTCTTGATTTTCTTGCCTATTACAGAAGCGTTCATTTTTAATCACCTCCTTGTTAAGTTCACATATCGTGTACCATTATGTTATCACAAGAATTTATGTTTGTCAACACATTTTGTGAAAAATTTTTCTTGATTTATTTCACAGTTCGTGTTATTATGTAGTAAAGAAAATTTCACAAGGAGTGATTTTATGTTCTCCGATGTACTCAGACAATTAAGGTTAAATGCAAGCCTAAATCAAGAAGAACTCGCTAAGAAATTAGGTTGTTCTAAAAGTGCTATCAGTATGTATGAAAATGGCACAAGGGAACCTAACCTCGAAACATTAGAGGCTATTGCCGACTATTTTAATGTTGATATGAACACACTTACTGATTCAAAAACTTCTGCTGAACTTAATTCAGAACTTCAGGAATACCTTGAAGAACTTAAAAACAGAAGTGAAATGCGTATGCTGTTCAGCCTTGCAAAAGGTGCTACAAAAGAAGATGTTGAAAAAGCTGTTCGTATCATTGAGGCATTGCAAAAGGATGAATGATTATTGGGCGATATTTATATTAGAGGAATCGAACTGCCGCTGACTGTAAAAGGTGTTACTGTTGTGGATTCAGACGGTAATTTCAATGTTTACATAAATATTTTATTAAGTCATGCTGTTCAGCAAAAAGCAACAAAACACGAATTGAAACATATTAAATCAGAACACTTTTATAATTATGAGCCTGTTGTTTATAACGAACTTGAGGCTAATGCAATTTAGATAAGGAGTAAAATTATGGGATTTTTAGATACATTCAAAGGCAAGCAGTATAAGCAACAGTCTGAAAATCTGCAAGCTGAGCTTGACCGTTTGAAAAGCACTTTCACCCCTGAAATGCGTAATGCAAGCGAACTTATGAAACTTACAGATAAGCTGAATAATGAAATCCGTTCATTAAATCAGACTATATCCGACCGCAATGAAACAATTTCTTCGCTTGACAGTCAGATTTCAAGCCTGAATGACGCTATTAAATACAGACAGGACGAAATCATAAACCTTGACGAGCAAATGGAAATGCAGAGTTTTGGTCTGTACACTCCTAAATATGATTTTGCTTCTTCCGATATATACAAAGACAGGCTCACGGAAATTCGCAATAAACAAAAAGCCCTCATAAAAGAGGGCAAAGCCGTAAACGGTAATATGAATTGGACTGTAAACGGCAGTAATGCACAGGGCAAGAAAATGGTTAAGGATATGCAAAAACTCCTTTTAAGAGTCTTTAACAGCGAATGTGACGAGCTTATCGACAAAGTTAAGTACAATACTTTTGATACTGCACATAAGAGAATGCAAAAATCTTATGAAGCCATTTCAAAACTCGGTAAGATAATGGATGTTGCCATTACATACAATTATTTTATGCTGAAATACGATGAGCTTTGTCTTGCTCTTGAATACAGAAAGAAAAAACAGGACGAAAAGGAAGAACAAAAGGAGATCCGTGCAAGACTTCGTGAGGAAGCCAAACTTCAAAAAGAAATTGAAGAAGCACGCAAAAAAATCAAGAAAGAACAAAACCATTATCAGAATGCTCTTGAACATATCAACAAACAGCTTGATTCTGCAAGTGAGGACGAAAAAGCAGAACTTCTCAAAAAGAAATCCGAAATTGAGTCCGAGCTTACCGAAATTAACAAGTCAATTGAAGATATTGATTATCGTGCCACAAACGCAAAGGCAGGCTATGTTTACATCATTTCAAATGTTGGTTCATTTGGTAAAGATGTGTATAAAATCGGTATGACACGCAGACTTGAACCACAGGAGCGTGTTGATGAACTCGGTGACGCTTCTGTTCCATTCAATTTTGATGTTCACGCAATGATATTTTCTGACAATGCACCGGCTCTTGAAGCGGCACTTCATAAGGCTTTTGAAAACAGAAAACTGAATATGGTAAACACTCGAAGAGAATTTTTCAATGTCACACTTGAAGAAATTGAAGATGTTGTAAAGAAAAATTATGATAAAACAGTTGAGTTCACAAGACTTGCTCCTGCCGAGCAGTATTACGAATCTCAAAAAATGCGTGAGCAGTACCAATAAAAGAAAGGTGTGTTATCTATGGTATGTAAAAATTGCGGTGCAAATGTCGGCAAAGAATACAGACTTTGCCCTTACTGTATGTCCGAACTTGAATATCCCGAAAACAAGGCAGAACAGCAACCCATTATTATTCAGAACATAATCAATAATCAGCCAAAGGTGGCGACCTCTGCCTCTCCGACTGTATCTCATCATCAGTTGTGCAGTCCTAAAGACAAAAGTATGGCATTGATTTTGTGTGTTGTTCTCGGTATGCTCGGCGCTCATTGCTTCTATGCAGGTAAAGCAGGTATGGGTATCCTCTACCTCTTCACAGGTGGACTTTTCGGCATAGGCTGGATTGTTGATATAATCAGAATTGCCACAGGCTCATACACCGACAGCCATGGTCTGCCGATTAAA